GAGAGGTAAAGGGAGGTTAAAGGACTAACCCCCGGCTGACACGACGTAGTCCGCCGGGAAGACTACGATAGAGCTTTAATAATGCGCTATCGTATTCCTGCCAGGTCGATAAATTCGACCAAAAAGGGATGTCTTGACAAGTAAGCTTGGCTGAGCTTAGCGCACCGAGCCTCGTCACAGCGGGATAAACCCGCGCGCGACTAGGACCGGCTTCGTTGATCTCAATGTCAACGGGCGGATGGACCCAAGATAGGGCCCAACTTGTCTCCCTTGCCTCGTATGGTACGAGGTCGCCTTGGACTTTCTCAGGGTCCCTGGCTACATAACGTCGTCCGAGGGTATACCGACCAAGAGTCGTCTGCATTAGCACCGCAGCGTATGCAGGTGAAACGATTACGTAATCGCAGCCCTTCCTCTTCGAAGCGAAGGGATCGTCATCGTAAGTCGTCCACTCAACACGCGACTGCGCCCACTGTTGGTTCCCTTTCGGGATCTCCAACACATGTGGGACGGCTCTGAAGGGAGTATACATAAAGACCCCAGTACTGTACGCAGCGGAAATCATTCGCTTACATGCGTTTAGATCTTCCAATGAGCTGCGCCAACTGGGCATGAGCACTTCTGGGACGCGTACACCAGCAGTTGTTAGCTCCCATATGGGTACGGCATTACGCCGATCCTGCGGTAAAGCATCCAACAACAAGGTTACTACGCGTTGTAATGAAACATCCCAGTTCGTGCACCAAAACGTTACACGATTAAGGAGGTCCACGACATCCGTATAATCGCGGAGGTGTCTAATATACACCGGCCGTATGTTCCAGCCAGCATAAGCATCTACACCACAGGACTCCTTAAAAGGGCCTGTCACAAACGATTTATCAAGGTTAACCTCCGCCCTGATTCCATGAAGTACGGCCATTAGCCTTTCGGCCAACACTTCATGGATAATAATGTCATCGCCGAATACTGAATACTCCGGCAGGTTGCCCCGATGAGCCAATCGTTCACACGAACAATTACTTTCGTAGTTGTTCATACGTTCGTGGTCCTCATCGAGAATAGCCTGACAGAGAGCAGCATAAAAGATGGTCTGGAATGGAAAAGTCCAGCCAGTACCCATCGTTCCGGCGATGTGGAGGTTTTCTGATCGTAAGACAGGTTCAGACGCGTCCGTGTTGTCCATGTATTCGAATTCACTTTCGAGTGATTCATGCATGAGTGCCTTTATGTTCGGCAACCCACACATAAACCAGTCCACCAAAGACCAGTAATAGAAATCGCTAGACTTTTTCAAGTCGATAGTGGCATATTGATAAAATCTCGGATCCATTAGGGACCCGACAATAGCCATCATGCGATTTATTTCTTGCTGGACTTTGATGTCAATGTCAACATGTTCAACGAGCGCCTGCTCAAAGAGGTTACCGATACCTAGTGTAAACCAGGAACCGATAGTTGTCCCTTTGAGGATGACCCTTAGTTCCTCAGCGTTCTTCTCCACGGTGGAGAGTCCTGCACAACCAATTACTGGTGCTACAGGCAGGGAAAATTCCCTGCTGTCCATATGAGTATCCCCATCTCGGGGGTAACTCCTGTAGACAACCCTTTTCAGAAATTCTGACCAGTAAGACGACGCCTTCTCAGAAGGGGAGGTTGGCTCGAGTAGTGTCATTTTGGTAAGCAGGTCATTTGACTTGCAACCTGATGTCTTTCCCGGGCCAAACACCCCAAATTGAAGGACTGCGATAGGATCTTCGCAGATATCATCGACCTGTCTAAGCCACGCGGAAAGATATCCGCGTGCGTTGAGTAGTAAGTTAACCATATCCTTCGGGATCCACACAGGCAAGCCTGTGTCGGACTCGTGGATTTGGCCAGCAACTAGTCTACGTGTCTTATGCTTAGAGGAAGCATCCCATTGAAGGGATTTTTCAAAGGCTTGAGCATTTCGAGA